CGGTTGCATTTACGTCTTCTTGCTCCGGTCGAGCGTGTCGGCTGCGCTTCTTGCCTGAGCAATCATGCTCTCCAGCATCTTTTCGGGCGCGTGTGCGTCGGTGAGGAGCTTCCGGGCTGCCCTGAGCGTCCTGCAATCCTCGTCGCTCGTCTTCAGGTCCCATATCTTTTCATCAATCTGGGTCTCCAGAATCTTGGCGAATCGTTCGCAGTAAACAGACCAGCCGGGATTTACCCGAAGGGAGGAAAGCGCAAGCTCGCGGCTGCGCGGATGTTCATTGATGGGATTTTCAGCCATTGGCGGCAGTAGGGAAGGGGACTACCGCGCCATTCTCAGGACCGCCGGCAGGAGCGGCAGCGGGCGCTGCGGCCGGATCTTCCGGGGGAACCTGATTGTTCTCAGCCGGCGCGGCGGGGTTTTGCGGCGGCGGAGTCGTTGAAGCTGGGGCCATGACGGTTTGCCCGGTCATCGGGTCGATCACCGGCATCATGGGAACAGGCAAAAGCTGTTCCACGTCGTCATGTCCGAGCAGATACAGGATTTGCTTCATCACTGGGCGGACAATCGCCTGTACCTGCGGCGGGTAGGTCACATACTGGGTGATGGTTTGCAGGGTGAGCTGCTGTTCCTGTAGCTTCTGGGTGCTGTTGTCCTTCGTGATGTTCAGCTTGGCGTTCACGAGGAAGTCCCGAACGGAGTCCTCGGTGATGAATCCCATCTGCTGAACGTCGCCCTCAAGGTAGGTGTAAACCTCCTCCGGGTTCATCGTGGCCAGAACGATTTGAACCAGCTTCGTGAAATGATCCTCCAGCCCGTAGGCCATGCGCCGGGTCCAGCGCCGGGACAGCTTTGAAGCCTCCTTCAGGGACGCCTCTTGTCCGCCAAGGGTGGTGTTCTGGGGCACATCCGAGTAGTCGCCGCGGGCAATGTTCGAGATACCAAGCCAGAAATACAGGAATTCGATGGCCTTGGCCACGAGGTCTTGCGTGTCGAGATCCGCATTTGGGATGACAAACGCCTGTAGCCAGTCCTGCACCGACTTGTTGCTCTCCAGAGTGAACACGTCGCCCGGCTTGAGTTCCTTGTACGGGCGCTTCTCCTGAATGGCCTCCGGGTTCTCCGCAATGATCGGGTTGGCGTTCATGGAGTTCCGGTACGAGTGGCGGTTCCACTGCTTGTCAACGTACTCCTGAAACTGCTCCACCATCTCCGGCATGGACGGTCCCCACCAGTAATTCTTGTGCTTCGAGACGGCGATTGCGCTGTAGGGGTGGCGACCGTGCGGGGTGATCTTCTTCTGAAACTCGTAGTCGATGAGCGTCTTGGTCTTGCGCTCGTACCAAGCGACGATGCGTTGCGGGGTGCCCCAATCGAGTACGTCGCGATCGAGCCAGATTTCAGCAATGCCAAAGCTCGGGTTGTCGAGGTCGAACGCCTGGGCATCCTTCGCCAGCTTTTGCCGTTCATCCTTGGTCTTGCGTGACCCGCTGGCGCCACCGATGACGAGAGTACGGAAATTCTCCCATTTCATCCAAGGGCGGTCGATGAAGCGGTCCCTGATCCAGTGCTTGGGCTTGTCGTAGACCTCAACGAGCGCATCCGAGTCATTCAGGGACCGGACCGAATTTCTGGCATAGAAGCAGTCGCTATCCACCTCAACCGACTTCGGGCCGGAATAGTTCACATCCTTGAACCGGATGGGCTTCTTGCTCGGCGCGTAGTAATACTTCTCTTGGTCGAGAACGAGGGTGGGGTCCTTCTCCAATACCTGGACGGACTGCTGCGTCAGCGGGTCAACCACGTCCATGAACTTGTCCACACCCTCAATGACGTAGCCATGATCGAGGATGATGACCGGCTGCTCGTCGGCCTTGGAGTGAAGGACACTGACATTGCTTTCCTCCCACTCGTCAATGTCCTCGCTGTAGATGGCCTTGAGGATCAGGGCGCGATGACGGAAAGCACTATGGTTGGCGTCGAGCAGGGATTCGCGAACCTTGGCCTGCTTGAAAAGCTTGTACTGGCTGAAGCGATCGAGCCCGCGAACAAGCTCCTGATCGGCCGGACCCTCGGGGCCAAAGTTGACCATGGGGCTCCGGCCATAAATCTCCTCCTCCGTGCGGGATGAAAAGTGGTCAACGACCGTGCTGGTGATCGGAACGCTGAAATTCGACTCGGCGTAAATGGTGTCAGGTTGGGCGCGGGCCGCACGGCTGTTCTCGTAAGCCTCATCGCTGCGCTTGTCCGCCTGAATACGCCCCTTGTTGTCCTGTTCGAGTTCAGGAAGGGTTTTTTCGATGTAGGTGACTAGCTTGGCTTCCTGCTCCTTCGTCAGGCTGAGATTCCGCTGATTCGGCATAGTCGCCATGTTGCCCTAGTCATAGGGCGGGCTGGCGGTTGCATTTACCTACTTGAATGGGTTATAGATCGGTCCGGACCTGCCGGGAGCCCGGGTCACGGTCTGCTTGGCCAGACGGTTCTTCTGCTCTGCCAGGCGGGCCAACTCTTCGCGCCGGGCCTCTGGGGACATCCCGCGGGGGTTGGCGTAAATATCGCGCTCCCGGCTCCGGATGGCGCTCAGGGCCTTGGCTGTTGACTTCAGGACAGGCTCATAGGCCATTTGGCTGCGGTTCTCCTGTGTGACCTTGGCGGCTTCCTGTAGGTCCCCGCTTTCACGGAGGGCCTTTACCTTGGCCATGATCTCAGTGACATCCTGATTTAGGTTGTAGAACTCGGAGACGTACTTGCTGTCCCGAAGGTCGCCCTCTGGGATGAATCGCTTGGCCAACCAGTAATCGCCGGCCTTGTTCGCTGGCCTCTCCGGGTAGCCTGCCACTGGCCGAACAATCGCGTCTGCAACGTCCATGGCGTACATGCCAAGGGTGCCAGTGTATCCACGGATAAGGAAGTCCAGCGTCTTGGGCGAGCGCAGCCATTCCGGGGCATTGTCCGGCGCCGCCTGGGCTATTTCACGGGCGAGGGCGCTGGTGAAGTTGTTGTACTGCTGTTCAGGGCTCTTGTGCTCGTCGCCTTGGCTGATGATCTTCCCGCCGGTCAGCAGGTTCCTGTTCATCGCCCGTTCTGCCAGCGGCTTGAATGCCTGCGGAATAGGATTCATGGCGAACGTGTCGCCAATCATGGAAAGGATTCTCTTTTTCAGAATGTTCCCGTCGCCGTCCTTGGCTACAAACTGGAACATGCGCTCCGGCATGGTAGAGAAGATTTGCCCGACCTCGAATGGCTTAGGAATGCGGATATGCCGGCCGGCAATCCAAAGGTGGTAGTACATATCCCGGTCCCAGTCCGGAAGGTCCCAATAGCGATCGTCGTCCCAGTTAGAACCGAGCAGTGCAAGGGTGGCGCCCAGAATCATCGCGCCGTGAGTGGCAACGCGCTTAGGATCATTCATCAGACCGCGGCCAAGGCGGTAGAGGCCCTGAATACGGGCGTTCATAAAGGGTACGGTATCGAGGAAGAAGGCGAGGGCCTTGCTATCGCCCCGGAGCCCAAAGTCCATGATGTCGAGCGCCTGAAAAGCCGCTTCCGCCGGGCTTGCCCCGCCCTTCGTTGCGCTATCTGCAATGGCGATGCGATTGGCGTTTTCCGATGCCCGGCCAATGTCCTTGTAGAGTCGGGCCAGCTTCATGGGGCTGTCGATGATGGAAGCCATGAACCCATCACGCTCCTCGCGGGTCATGCGGAGGAAGGCATTGCGAACCTCGCTTTCCTTCACGTTGTTGTAATGCCCGGTGCCGCCACCGTTGACCATGATGCTGAGTTTGGTCGGGTCGTTTTTCAGTGACTTGGCAAATCCTCGCATGGCATCCCAGCCGGGCTTGATTGGGGTATCGGCAATCACCCAGGCGGAGAAGGAGTCCCGGATGGTATTCGCCGCCATGAATGCCGGGTCCAGCGTGACAAGGCTGGTCAGTGCCCTCTTGGGCGCCATCAGCATACGCATCCACCAGCTATGGCGGTCCGGGCCAAGGGCGAGGATGGACCGTAGGAGCGGCTTATCCTTCACCCGAAAATAGACCGGCTTGCCTTGGTGCATCACTGAAACGATGTCCTTCCCCTCGGGGGCACGCATACGCCAGAAGGTGACAACCTCCTCAAGCTCCGGCTTTGTGAGGGCTGAAATGTCCACGCCGGCCTTTTCCAGTGCGTCAACCGTCTCCTCGTAGCTGGTTTTGAACGGGACCGCCTTGTACGGGATCTTTACCAGCAAGTCCGTGTTTCCCTCGGACAGGTCGGTAATCCTCTGCATGGCGATGTTCTTGAATGACGCATCCACCATCTGCTCGATGTTGCGGAAGATATTTTCAAGGATGGCAACCTGCTGGGGTCCACCCTTCAGCTTTCGGATGCCGGCAGACTGTCCGGAGAAGCCGCGGCGCTGGTTCGGTCCCTTGATTCCCTTCGGATTATCGAGGGCGTCAACTATGCGGTAGAACGGAACGTAATCGCTGCGCTCCCAGAGGGCTCGCTTGGCCGGGTCGATGAGTCCGGCCTTGGTGGCGAAGTCGAGGACCGACTTTTGGAAGTCAACGTACTGCTGGCGGACGGTCTCGAACTCGGGATGATCCTTGCCGAGTTCAAGCATGGTGTCGATTTCCCTCTGAGCGCGGGCCTTGTCCCATTCCCATTCGCCGGTCTGCTGGTTAAATTCTTTGCCAAAATTCTTTTCCTTACCCTCTGCGAGCAAGCGATTGGCGCGGAAAGCGGCAACGTAGCCTTCCCAGAGTCGGAGTTTCCCGCCGTCCACGATCGGCTTGAGGATGTCCACCAGGCCCTTGCTATCCTTCACCATTTCGATTGAGCCATTGCGGTAGGTGAACTGGCCGTGCTTCAGGAGGTATTCCATGACGCCGGCAAGGTTGCTGGTCAGGCGGCTCCACTTGTAGGCGGAGATTGAGGCGTCGAGTTCGTTCGTTCCGACGGCAGCGCGCTCGAGGCGTTTGATCGCGGTAAAGCGGTCCAGCAGCTTTTGCTGCAGCTCGCGCTGGATCCAGTCGCCGAGGTCGGCCAGGTGGTCGTTGATCTTCTGGATGAAGGTGCGCTTGTCCTCGAGGGTGCCGGTGACCTTGTTCAGGATCTCCTCTTGCTGGGGGGTGCCTTTGACGGGCGGGGTGCCGAGGGGGCCGGAAGAGGGAGGCGGCGCAGGTTGCGCCGGCGGCGGCGTCCTCCGCTTCTTGTTCATCAGCTCCGTCCGTGCTTTCTCGTGTTCATCTCTGACCGCCGCAAGTCGGGATTCATCAACAAAAGGCTTGGCGATCTCGGCCTCGGTTTCAGCGAGGAGCTTTTGCTCCTTGGCTAGCACCCGGTCGGCGTTCTCGATCTGCGCGTCAAAGTTCTCAAGCCAGTTGTCCACGCGCTGCACGAAACCAACGTCACTGATCGTGTCATCGCCAAGGAACGTTGTGACTTCAGCCCAGTTACCTTTCCCGCTGGCCGGCTTTGCGAAGACTGAGAAGCCCTTGCCGCCGGAGTAGCGTTGCGCGCTGAGGACAAACCCGCGGTAGGTGCCAATATCCGCGTCACCTTTCTTGTTTTCAATGGCCATTGCTTGCTTGGCGGCATCGGCCACGATCTTGGCCATGCCTTCCTTGCCCTCGTGAACCGTGCCGTCGGCCTTCGTGAAGGTGAACGGGTCCGGCTTCGCCTGGCGCTCTGCGATGCGCGACTGGGCAAGGTCTACGGCGGACTTGTGGCGCGCGCCGGCCTCGGCGTAGAACTTCGCCCGGCCCTGCAGTTCGTGCCGGTTGTGCGTCCAGGCCTTGCGCAGGAGTTCCAGCTTCTGCCGGTCGTTACGGAGTTCGATTTCGCGTTGAATGAGCGGGTCGCCGGACGCCGCGGCCTTCATGTCGCTGGCGTTCGCCGCCTCACCGGACACGTCGGCAATGCGCCGCGTGGAGCGGTCGGCCTTGCGGAAGCCCTCAATGCCGCGGGCCTTGTGCTCAAGAATCTGCCACATGCGGGTATCGTAGGTCTGCTTGGTGGCGTAGCGGTTGATCGTGACCTCGAAGCCGTCCGGGTCGCGCGTGTAGAGCGCGTTGCCCTGCCGGACGATTCGGCCCTCGCGCTGCTCGAGGTCGGACGGCCGCCACGGCGCGTCCAGGTGGTGAAGCGCAACCAGTCGCTCCTGCACATTGGTGCCGGCGCCGAGCTTCGGGGTGCTCCCGAACAGCACGCGCACGTCACCGCGGTTCATCGCTTTGAAGAGCTTCGCTTTTTTGTCGGGCGTGTCGTAGTCGTGAATGAAAGCGATTTCGTTCTCAGGGATGCCGGCCGAGATGAGCTTGGCCTTCATGTCATCGTAAACCGAGAACTTCGACTGGTCGGCAAGGAGCTCGTCCACGCTGATGCCCTGCTCGCCCTCGGCTTCTTCTCCCTCGGGTTTGGCGGATTCCTGCTTGGCCAGCCATTCGCCGCGGGCCTGAGCAACAGCCTCCGCTGGCTGCGCCTGCTTCTGGATGATCTCCGCAAAGTTCTTGATGTTGACCATGCGGGCAGCCGCAGCCTCAACCGCTCCTTTCATTGTGCCCTCAGCCACGCCAACACTTTTGCCGGTCGTGCGCTCAACCACAAGCCACTGGCCGCGGTCGTTCTTGTAGGAGAAAAACTGGAAATCGGTGAACCCGGGGATTTCAACGGGCTTCGCATTCTCGATCGGTTGCAGCTTCGTGCCGCCGCCGGGGACAACGGCCTCGCGGAAGTAAAACCTTTCCGCTTCCTCGCGGGCCTTCTTGGTGGCCTTTCCGCGGGCGCTGGCCGGCACGCTCAAATCACAGAATACCAGTTGGGTGCCTTTGTCGGCCGTCCACTTCTCGTAAACGCCAACGATTTCGCCCACCGCCTTGTTGATCTTGCTCTCCGGCCGGTCAGGCATCGCCGGGTCAACCAGCCGCATGTCCAACCCGGCCTTGCGGGCGTCGTTGGTCAGCTTGAGCATGTTGTCCTTGCGCGGGTCCGTCGGCATGTGATCCACGCGGTAGAGGATTGTGCCAGGCGGGTAGGTCGTGACCGGGTTGCCTTCAGCGTCGAACTTGGCGTTGCCAGCCTCGTCAACCTCCTGCGTCTCCACGCCAAAGTAGGCCGTCTGCTCCGCCGTGCGGTCGGAAACGTAGTTGGTCGGCTTACCGCCCTTCACCTTCGGCACCGGGAACCGCTCACCGCGGACCTGCGCCTGCTCCTCAAGGTCGGCCATGGTGATGACATCGGCCACGGTCCGATACATCGCGGAGAGTTCGCCGACGTTCTGGAACTGCGCCAACCGGGTGGCCATGCGGTAACCCGTGCCGGTCGGGTCAACCTCATAGACGTGCGCCACCTCGCCGAAGACCTTCGCCCAGGCGTCCAGTGATTTCAGGCCCATGTTTTCCAAGGCCTCGCCCTGCAGGTATCGCTGCATGGTGAACATTTCCACGAGCGAGTTGCTGATCGGCGTTCCTGTCGCGAAGACCACGGGAGCCTTTCCGCCAAACCGATTCCGCATGTAGCGGGTTTTCAGGTAGAGGTCGAAAGCCTTCTGGCTGCCGGCGGCATTACCCAAGCCAGCGACGCGCTGCATTTGCGTCGTGTAGAAGAGATTCTTGAACTCATGCGCCTCGTCCACGAACAGGCCGTCGATGCCCAGCTCCTCAAAGGTGGCCACGGTGTCGCGCTCGCCGACCTCGGCCAGCTTCTTCAGTCGCTCCTCTAGCTTGTCCTTGGTCTTCTCGGCGTTTGCCACGGGCCGGCT